ATGCCTATCATTGCGAAGAACTTAGACTGGCCTGGAGCAGACGAGATAGCTGAAGTATTAGCAGCACCACCTCCTATCAATCCTCAACAGGTTCAGCAGAAGATTCAAGAAGCTGTATCACAAGCCTTACAGAATCAAGGCGACCAGATTAAGAAATTTGAAGCAATGACTAAACGGATTAAGACGCTTTCTGATGTTTATACAGATGATGACAAGATACAGAGTGAATTACTAAAATTACTCGATGAAAACGGCATAGATGACGAAGAACTACGGAGTCGTGCTGTTGAAATCGTAAACCAGATGAAGGATCAACAATCAACTATGGAAAGCCAATCGGGGGCAACTCCACAACAATAGGAAAAGAACATGAACGAAGCTGTGCAGACAGAAGAACTCGAAGTTGAAGAGGTCGAAACCACTGAAGTTGCTACTGAAGAACTTGATGTAAGTCAAGAAGTAGAGACTGAAGCCGTAGAAGAGGAAGAAGAACATAAGCCTTCACGGTCACAAAATGCTAAACAACGCCTTAGACGCAAGTTAAATGAGTCTGAAGCGGAGAAGAGTGCATTAAAAGTAAGACTAGACTCCCTAGAAGAACAAATCAAAGGGGTGATTAACCCACCAGCCGCAAGGCCAAGCAGGGTTGATTTTGAAACAGAAGAAGATTATGAGGACTCACTCTTTGAATGGAGAGACAGTTCGAGAAGTCAGCAACCAGTAGTTCAAGAGCCAGTACGACAAGCTACACAGTTAGAAGTCGCACCAGATGTTCTAGAAAATTGGGAATCTCAGCGTTACGACACAATGCCTGAGAAATACCCTGACTTTGAAGACAAGTTGGCATCCATTCCAAGAGAAGGCATGACAGACCCAATGACGGTAGCCGTTATGGAGTCACAACATGCGGGAGAAATTGCATATTTTCTTGGTACTAACCATGCAGAAGCCATACGAATCTCACGATTAAGTCAGGCTAATCAGGTTAGAGAAATCGACAAACTTGGCAACAGGTTTACTAAAACAACAACTAAAGCCCCAACTCCAATAACGCCCCAAAAAGGCGGTGACGCTCCTATCAAAGACATAAAAGACATGAATATGAAGGAATACGCAGCACACATGAACAGTTTGGCAAATAAATTAACTAGGAGCTAATCATGGCTAATACAAACTTAACCATTGACCAGATTACTAAGGAAGGCCTTAGAATCTTGGTCAATAACTTGGGCTTTGCCCGTAACTGCAACAAGGAATATGATTCATCTTTCGCTAATGACGGCGCTAAGATTGGTGATACTCTGCGTATTCGCAAACCTTCACGCTATACAATTCGTACAGGCGCGACACTTAACGTACAAGACCACACTGAGACTAAAGTTGATTTACAACTTGATACTCAAGCCGGTGTTGATGTTAATTTCACCTCTAAAGAGTTGACTCTGGATATTTCAGACTTCTCTGACCGTGTACTTAAACCTGCAATGGCAACAATCGCTAATAAGATTGACCTTGACGGTTTGGCTTTATACAAAGACGTATTTAGCTCAGTAGGCGCACCAGGTACTACTCCTGCAACAGCAGCGGTATTACTAGACGCTAATGAGTATATGGATGACCAAGCAACACCTCGCGATGGTGAGCGTTGTTGTGCGATGAATCCTGCGGCTAACTCTGCAATGGTTGATGGCTTAAAAGGTCTGTTCCAATCAAGCGGTAAGTTAGATGCTCAGTACCGTAAAGGTATGATGGGCATGGATACATTAGGTTATAAAGAAATCTATATGGATCAGAACGTAAACGTTCACACTACAGGTTCTTATAATGGCGCTCATGTAATTGATGGTAATCATGCGACTTCTGCTGATTCCGCTACAAGTACAGCACTGACCATTAAAACGGGTACAGGTACTTTTGCAGTAGGTGATGTATTTACTATTGCTGCTGTTAATTCTGTTAATCCTCAGAATCGTCAATCTACTGGTAAGTTAAAACACTTCACTGTTACTTCATTACACAAGTACAACGTCGATTAGTGTTTCTCCTGCTATACGGGCTAGGGGTGCATTCCAGACAGTTGATGCTCTAGCACTTGATGGCGCGGCAATGACTGAAGTTGGCACAGCCTCAACAGCTTATCCACAGAATCTAGCGTATCACCGTGATGCCTTTACTCTTGGTACTGCTGATCTGATTATGCCGAATGGTGTAGATTTTGCATCTCGTCAAGTACATGAAGGTATCTCAATGCGTATTGTTCGTGACTATGACATTAACAACGATGCTCTTCCTTGTCGTATCGATGTATTGTACGGTTGGAAGACACTGTATCCTGAGCTAGCTACCCGTATTTGGGGTTAATCAATTTAGGGGTGTAAAAGCCCCTATCTTTTAATTTTGGAGAAATAACATGACTGTTGAAGTAATTGGAAACGGTAATACCGATGGTACAACTTTAGGCAATAGCACCACAGAGAAGGTCAGCTTTTATGGCACAACAACTGTGGTGCAACCTGCACCTGCTGTTGCTGTCGGAACAGACTTAGCTACTGTAATTCTTGAGTTAGCAGACCTTCGAGCGCAATTAGTCGCTCTCGGGCTTATCGCTTCTTAAGATGCTTTTATGGGGGAGTTGGCGTATTGTCAGCTCCTTTATAAATTATTAAATTTACGAGGAAAAACTAATGGCAATTTGCTATAAAGATGGTGAAAAGATGGTCTTTCAAGAGGCTGTATGTCCCGTTGGATGGTCTGATGCGCCTCCTGAGCCTGAAAAAACACTAACGATTAAAGAAGCAAAAGAAGTAGTTAAAAAGAAATCTAAAAAGGCTGAATAAATGATTGCGAATACCATTATTAAGGGTGCGCTTAGAAAGCTACTAGTCATTCCTAGTGGTGGTACGCCTACAACAGCTCAATATACCGATGGTTTAGAAGTCTTAAACGATATGGTTAATAGTTGGTCGGCTGAAAACAACGTAACCTATGAAGATACGCTAGAGACTTTAACGATTCCTTCAGGAACACAGTCTATTACTATCGGTTCAACAGGGACTTTAGTAACAGCAAGACCACTAGAGATTCGTGTCGCTACGTTACGCAGAGGTGATATTGATTATCCGATGAAGATAATGAATGAGAAAACCTATCAGTATTACACTGACAAAACTTCTGCTGCACAACCATACAGCCTGTATTATCGAAACACATGGCCTAACGGTACAATCTACTTCGAATACACCACAGACACCGAGTACACGCTTGTTTTAACAAGTTTAAAGCAACTATCTACCTTTCCTGATGGCACTACCGCAGTTTCACTACCCGACCACTATGAAAGGGCTTTAAAGGCTAATCTAACGATAGAGCTTGCAGATGAGTTCGGTGCTGGAAACAGGATAACTCAAAGTATGATGAAAATTGCTGAAGAGTCTAAAACTGCGATTATTGGGCAATCATTTGATGTAGTCGCTTCGAGGACTGAAATAACTAATGGCCGCAAATACAACATTAACTCAGATAGACACTAATGAAGGTTAATCTTAATACCGACTTAGATATTCATGCGTTTAGTGGCTCAGGTATTACTGAATACGACTCAGGCATGACAAATATCGTTATTCATAAGAAGGGCGAGAAGTTTAAAGCGACTCAAAGACCTTCTATTGATATATCTGAAGCGGCTGCTGATTTAACGGTAAATACGATGAATGACCGTGGCAGAGGGATTTATTATTGGGAAAATAACTCAAAGTTATACATAGTCCATGATAACGATGTGTATGCGACTTCACAAGATACAACCCCTCTAACTTCTTCTTTATCTACTGGTACTGAACGGGTAGCTATTCTTGAGTCTTTAGGTGGTACACCTCTTTTAATTATTCTTGATGCTGAGAATGACGAAGGATGGACGATGACAGCGGGTGAAACTGTATCGGCAATAGCATCTAACTTTCCGTCTACGTTATGTCATGGCGGCGCTATTTTGGACACTTACCTGTTTGTGATGGATGAAGACGGTATTATCTATAACTCAGATACGAATGACCCAACAACCTTTGGCGCTTTGAGCTTTCTAACCACTGAGCGCGAGAATGATAAAGGTGTTTATTTAGGCAAGCATCACGACCACTTGTTTGCATTAAGCACTAGGACGATAGAGTTTTTTTATGACGCTAGTAATTCGTCTGGAAGTCCTGTAAATAGACGACAGGATATATCCTATAATATCGGTTGCTCTGACGGGTTAAGTGTTTGGGAGAATGGCGATATTGCTTATTTCATCGGCTCGAACCCTTCTGGTCAGTTATCTCTTTATAAAATAGAGAAGTTTCAAGTAATTCCTATTTCTAATGACACATTTGACTCCTATATCACTCAGGGGGTTACACAAGAAGGATTAAGAGTTGTTATTAATGGCTTATCAGCAATGGGCAATCCAACTTTATTAATGACTGTTTATACGGTAACAGGCTCTTCTCCTGGGACTATCGTACCTAAAATCACAATTTCATACGACGCAGCAACTCAAGCATGGGGGTTCTGGAATACTTCTCTTGAATCGCATACCACCTTTCCTTTAATGGCATGGACGAAAAGAACAGGGGGCCATAACTCAACAGTGGCGGCAAGAACAGGCGAAGGGATTTCATACAATGGTGACATAATAAGCATTAATGAAAAGTTGATCCCAGTTGATACTAAATTAAGAACAGGTGGTGGTTAGGTTGTTGGAAGTATTGAAGATGGTATTTATCTCACCGCTACTTCGGCAAAGGGGGTTCA